CCAGTTTGAAGGAGTTTCCACGGCAGGCTCAAGGCCCCGAACGGCCAAGAGTCTGAAGAGCTACGATTCCCGAAAAAGTCACCAGTCTTTGTTAAGCAACGTAACGCACAGAAGCCGACAGACAAAGAAGTCAATCTTCGACACTGACATCAGAAAAAAGACCTAATTGGGATAGGGTGAATTGAGTAACGAACGGCGCCTTCTCAAGCGAGTAAGCGACGCAGTCAACACGAGGGCCATCATCCCGAAGGACAACCGGGACCAAAAGACTTCGGGAATCGAAGCTCTGCTTTAAGAGCCCGATGTAGAGACAAAATCCGCTCATGTTGCAGTCGGAAATTTCATCAAAAACCTGGAATAAAACTACCAGTAGACTCAAAAAGACGCGAAACACCAGGCCGCAAAGAACGAGGCCGAAGAAAAGAAAGAAGCGTATCTTTACGACTACTATGTTCAAGAAATAGCATACGCTTGTATGCTTCAGGAACTTTATAGTATTAAAGTAGAACAGCTTGTTACTATCGTCGCTTGTGAAAGCGGTGATACCCAAGTTAGTATTCAGCCACCAAAAAAAGAATATTTTATTAAGTTACAAGAGTACATACGAGATTACGAAAACAGATATGAAAGAGACCTTAGAGGATAAATTTATGACGCCTACCAGATTCGCTCAGGAGGTTGAAAAAATAGCTCATGAAAATTCAATGAATTATATTGATGCTATTGTTCACTTTTGTGAGTCCAATGAAATTGAAATAGATAGTGTTTCAAAATTGATTTCAAAACCACTTAAAGAAAAACTAAAGTTTGATGCTCAAAAATTAAACTTTATGAAGAAAACAACCAAAGCAAAACTTATGTTTGTTTAATTATGTCTGACTTTTTTAAATCCGAAATGGTTCGGGGAGATCTTCAGGAGATGTCAGAACTTCAACAATTCTGTATGAGATCTATGGTAGCATTTCCTGTTTTAAACAAGGAAAAGAAGCGCCAATACTTTGAAGTTCTTGAACAACTCATTGAGAAACAAAAAATATTTCATGCTCGTGTTTGTCTTAGCGACGATCCCGAAGCAGTAGATATGGCAGAGAGTATGAAGCAAGCTGCCGTGATGCTTGGTGCCACACCAAATCAAAACATGGGTTCAATGTTTGATGATCTCATTGAAAAAATTCATGTCATGAAACAACAACTAGAGGCTCAGGGGGATTGACGCTGCCCTGAGCCTGTGTTATGATGTCTAAGTGATACAGCGTCACACAAGCCAAATCCAATTTATCTAAGGAAATCCGTATGTCTTTTGCTGATCTTAAGCGTAAGTCCCAGAGTAACTTTGAGTTTCTACAAAAGGAACTTGAAAAGTCCAGCACCGCTACTGGTGCCGACAATAGGCTCTGGAAGCCCGAACTTGACGCTTCTGGAAACGGCTATGCCGTTATCCGTTTTTTGCCTGCTCCCGATGGGGAGACAGTGCCATGGGCGAAGGTTTATAATCATGCCTTCAAAGGTCCTGGTGGCTGGCTGATTGATGGGTGCCCTACCACTCTTGGTGATAAGTGCCCCATCTGTGCTGCCAACACACGGTTGTGGAATAGTGGTCACGAGTCTGATAAAGCAACTGCTCGTGATCGTAAGCGTAAACTTTCTTACTACAGCAACATCTTTGTTGTTAATGATCCAAAGAATCCTGACAACAATGGAAAGGTAATGCTTTTCAAGTATGGCAAGAAAATCCATGACAAGATTCTCGCCGCCATGCAACCTGAGTTTCAAGATGAAACTCCTGTGAATGTCTTTGACTTCTGGGAGGGCGCCAACTTCAAGATTAAAATCAAGACCGTTGGTGGTTACTGGAACTATGATGCTTCTGAGTTCATTTCTCCTGCCGCTCTTAGTAGTGACGATGATGAGATGGAATCACTTTGGAAGCAAACATATTCACTGGAAGCATTCACTGCTCCCAGTGAGTTCAAAAGCTACGAAGATCTTCAAATTCGTATGGACAGTGCTCTTGGTGCTGCTCCAGCGACTCGTCAAACTCAATCTGAAGAGTATGAAGATCCTGCTCCTGTTGCTGTCGCAACCAGTGAGCGTAGTGATTATTCATCTCCATCAAAATCGGAAGATGATGATGATGCACTAAGTTACTTTGCTCGTCTGGCTGAAGAAGATTGATACTTTAAAGGGGGCTTACGCCCCCTTTTTTTATACTCCAGTTTTCTTTAATCTATTGTTAATAAAATCACTTGACTTGCCATACAGATTAGTTTTTTTGAAGTCGGATAGAAAAGCATCTAAGTATCTTGGCTTAAGTAAAAAGATTTCTCTTTTCTTTTCGTTCTCATCCGATTCATATTCAAAAATT